GACAAACAGGACAGGGTTGTTCTTGTAGAGCTTGACGAATTCGACAAAAGGGTTGTTCACCACCAAATCATTCGAATTTTTTTTCGGGGGGCGCTTTTGCGCGGTGGGGGATAGGGGGGTGGGGTTGCTCATGCGTGTGGCGATATGTGTTTAGGTGCTGCATCAGCCGCCCCCGCCGCCGCGAGCAAGGGGGGGCTCGCCGCCGCCGCGCCAGCCACGGCCAGCGCCTGGCGGCCAGTAAACGGCTGCAAAGTTATCCACAGGTCGATGCGTCTGTAAGTCATTGATTCATATACTTTCTTACACGAACCTTACATAATCGGTTTAATACGATGTTCATTATGTTAACTTTATTGTGGATAACTACAGCGATTCTGCTTAATCCGTAGGCAGTTTGCATTTGTCCACAGGGCAATGTGTGCATCATTGGCTTTTTTCTGTGGATAAGTCATCGATCACCTCGACATGACGCAACGCGGCCATGCGTAGGTCTTGCACGTTGATATTGATCTGCTGCGCCTTTTGTAAGCCATAAGTCTTCTGATCCCATCGCTCGGCCAGCCACTGGCGAGTGCGGATGCGCTGGACATCGCGCTGCGGATTGCTGTCAGCCATGCTGTCTGCAATGGTCATTGTCTCCACCGCGAGCTTATCGGCGGCTTTCGCTCGCGCACGCGCAATTATATTGGGATCTGTGTCCTCAATCCATTGCTCAAGCGCCCTGCGCCCAATGCCAAGCTCGTAGCAAATCATTGTGTGTGACTTGCCTGCCTCGAACATCGACACGATCATGTCGTCTGGCAGCTCTTCCAGCAACTCCATGTCTTTGCGAAACTTAGGTCTTCCGGCCATCTCTAAACCTTTCTGCCTGTGCGGAATTGAACTTGTATTCCATGGTGTCATTGTCGCTGAATGTCAGATCGTTTTCAAAGTCATCAAAGCCTGTTGCGCCACCAGGCTTGAACTCTGATGTTGGCTTGAAGTTGGTAAGCTGCGCTGTTGGCACAAGCGCCTTAATCTTGATGACTTCCTGCATCCGAGGATCAGCTAGCAGCACCTCCATTTCTTGCATTGACCAGATGTGGTGATTTACCAACTCCTGACGCTGAGTCTGTATCGCTACTGCCTCATTGACTGTTCTGACAATCACCATGGTCTGACCATTCTGCATCTCCCACTCAATCCTCGGTATGGCTGACGCTGGATCCAGTCCCTCTTCAGTTGCCCACTGATCCAGCACGTTGTACGCCCTGATCATTCCCGCCACGCTGGAATCGAACTTCGCCCGATCTTTGGACTCCATCGCTTGATGCAGTCTGTTGTTCTGTAGCCAGAATTTCTCCCTCAACTCACTGTTTACCAAAGTACACAGTCGGTTTTCTCCCCATTTCCTATCGCTGGCAGCCTTGACCGACTCCAACTCCACCAACTTTGATTGAACGTGAATCGTCCAAGGATCTGCCTTTGGACCTGGTTGCTCCACCACTGGATGCTTGTTTGATGTTCTCTTTGTTGCCATCTCATTCCCTCGGTTTCAAATGGTGCATGGGTTACATATCATCGAGTCTTCTAGACTCTCGATTTGTAACTGTAACCATGCAAGCGTCAATTGGTAACATTTGTATATCGTTTGTAACTTGTAACCTGTATGTTTATCCAGCCTCAAAGTCGCTGCTTTTAAACTGTAACCATACAAAATCGTCCCTAATCGCACCCTCGCCTGACTCAATCAGTCGCTGCTTTGCGCGATGCCATGCCGTCTTGAACGTGCCTTTATCCTCATCAGTACACCCCATCTTTGACCACAATTCCTGCCTCCACTGCTCCAATCTGATCGCATGGCGTTGTAAACCATCGATGTACTTTGGCGCTCCATGCTCTTTGACCATCTTCTCTAGGCAGAGCATCTCAAGTCGCTGATTTTTTCCTTTTCCAGAGTTCCCCTTGCTGGCCTTTGATGGCTCAATATGCGTGTCATCGGATGACTGCACTGCCAGGCTGACGATTGGTTCGCTCAATCCCAAGCCTGCTGGCCTGATCTCTACCTCCACCATCTCAAAGCCAAACCTGATCCCCTGCTCTCCATCTTTCTGTTTGGTAGTGGTGAGTACGCCTTTCATCTGCTCGTCAAAGCGCAGCAGCTCCAGCTCTGTATCCACCGCGCCAAGCAGCGAGGAATGGCCGCGCAGTCCTTTGGCGGCGTCCTTACCGCTATGGTGCAGCACCATCAAGGCGCAGTTGAGGAATTCCTGCACCTTACCCATAGCCGTGATAAACGCACCCATGTCTTCTGAGCTATTCTCATTACCGCCGCCAAAGGCTCTGGCGAGCGTATCCACGATGGCTAGGCTGAACTCCATGCCTGTCTGCTCCACCAGCGTGACCACGGCCATCATGAGCGCATTAAAGTCCTCGGCGCTTGATCTGAGGTTGAGCTGGTGTCTGACAATATAGATTGGCGCTCCATCTTCGGTTTGGTGGTGGAGTTTGCAGGCTTTGATCCTTGCGCCGATACCGCCAAAGCCCTCGCCAGCGAGGTACAGCACCGCGCCTGTCTGCTTAACTGGCCTGCCCATCCACGCCCTGCCTGTTGCGATGGCCTCGGCAATGTCCAAGGCAATGAACGACTTGAATGAGCCTGGTGGCCCGTACAGCGCCGTGAACGATCCTTTTGGAATGACTCCCTCAATTAGCCACTCGACTGGCTCGTCCTGTATGGTGTCCCAAGATTCGATCTTGATGGTCTTGGTTGGCTTTGGTGCTGGCGCTTCCTTTGGTGGGTCTGTAGCAAATTCATGTTCAATTGAAGCCTGTTTTTGTACATGAGAATCCTGATGTGTATAAATTTCGTCTGTTTTTAAACATGAGGCTGTAATCGCCTGTAGTCTTTCGGGTATCGTTACATCATCCACGCTGTTGATCTTTGGCGCCGCCTTTACCAACGCCGCCAGCTCTGCTCTGCCGCCGCCTGCCTCAATGAACTCGTATGCGTCATCGCCTAGCTCCTGCAGTCTGAGGTCAACTACCTTAAGTGCCTTGGCGATGGGTAGGATGGCCTCTGCTGCCTTGCGTGCGTAGCTCCAGCCTGACAGATCGTTGTCGGGCAGAATCACCACATTGGCGCCAGCAAAGTATTCGGTAATAGCCTCGGGCCAATGTCCTGCGCCACTGTGCGCGGTGGTCGCCACCACGCCGAGTGACATCAGCGCGTCCACCGCCTTTTCGCCCTCGGCGAGATAGATGATGCGCCCCGCTGTCTTTGCGTCCAGCAGCTCGGGCAGCTTGTATGGGACGATCCTTGCGTCCCCCAATGTCGGGTATCGCTTGCCGTCTGTATCTACTTTGTAGAGCCTATATGTCTTTCCTGACTCCCCTACGCGCAGCCGGTGCTTGATAAACACTGTGACGCGGTCCTCGTCTTGGTACTGCCATTCCTGCTGGAACTCGATCTTTGGTAATGGCTTGATGTTGGCGAGTGGATCGGGGCGCTCCTCCAACTCAGGTAAGAGCTGCATATCCCTGATGGTTTGGAATACCGACTCCTGAGTGCATCCACCATGACAATGGAACAAAGGCTTGCCCTCGTCATCGATGTGTACTGACAGGCTTGGATTCTTGTCGCCGTTGCCTTTGCCATGAGTAGGTACTGGGCAACTTGCTACCCATTGGCCGTTGGCTCTTTTCGCGTTGCCCAAGCTCTTGGCTATTTGTTCTGCTTGCATTTATATGCTGCCATTTTTTTAGAGGAAAAAAAAGCCTGGGGTTTTACGCCCAGGCACATACTGACTACTTCTTAGAACATTTCGTCATCTTCAATGGCGGCAGCCATAGGCGTCTTAGCAGGCACTGGCTTTGGTGCAGGCATCGGCGCGGGAGCTGGTGCAGGCATTGGAGCCACTGCCTGTGCAATGTACTCCTCATCGCTCTGCCCCATACCGGCAGGCTTGTCAATCCAACTCACAATGGTGAAGTTGGGGATGCGTGTAGTGCCTTTGCCGATCTTCTCCAACTTAGATCCTGTGTACTCCAGCACAGGCAACTTGCCTGCATTGGCGGCACGCTGTGCAGCGCACTCGGTGTACATCTTTTCCAGTCCCATGTTCGGACCAACGCCACTTGATGACCATTCACAAGTGCCGATCTCCTTGTTGTAGAACGTGACGATAAAGCCGCGCTTGTGGTCAGGTGTAGGCTGTGCGCCTTTGCGTCCCAACTCTGAGTCGGGTTGCCAGTCGCGGATGCCGACACCAAGTTGGAGCCAGCCTGTTTGCACCGCATCGATGTCAAACACGATTTTCTTGAGCTGGATTTCAGCGCCAAGGTTGTTTGTCCAAGCGTTGGCTTGGGGTGAGAAGCGGATGTAGTTTCCATTACCGCCACCAGAGGATAGATTTAGCATTTTGCGTTTTCGCTTTCAAAAGTTACAGGGGTTGCATTATTGACTCAGACTGCGATCTCTCGCAAGGGTGAGTCCACTTGATACCTTGGCCGTCAATGCGTCCAAGATAACTCTTTGTTCCTTTGGCAGCAGTTTCTCTGCCGCCGTAGGAGAAATTAGTTCAGTCTCAAATATCTGAGAGTCTGTAAGTCCTGCGTCAGTTAGTGCCTGACGCGCTGCTGTTGAATCAATCCATTTGCGCGATGCGCGTTTAGGTTGGAGTTGCCAGCCTAGTAGCACTACACCACCCTCCATCTGCTTTGTGGCGTGATCCTTTACCGCCTCAATGAACTTCTCTACCATCGGTGCGCGGTCCAATATGGCGCTGATCTGTGCAGGCGTGAGCGCCAGCATCACCTCTTTGATGTCCTCTTTGGACATGATGGTAATGTCAGGTTGCGCCGCCACAATGTCGAACTGCTCTTTCTGTGCAGAGCAAATGTGCTTGGCTGGACACCACTGGCAGGCTGATTCTGATGGGTTGTAGCGCGGTGCATCGCTGACAGCGTCATTGATCGCAGGCAGTAGCACTTCTGTCTCCCACACGCCCAGCTCATCCACGCTCATGCGGTGAATGCGCTTCTCGCCGTGATGGGGTTGGATGATTTGGAACTCGACTTCTTTGGGCTTTTGGCTGTGATGCAATAACGCACCAAGCGCGTATATCTTCATCTGCTCTGAGTCAGCGTCAACGTAGCCACGGCCTGTTTTAAGGTCAGCAATAATCAGCTTGTCCTGAGATATGCCCACCACATCGGCAGTGCCTTGTAGCGAGAACTGTGGCGTTTGGTAGAGCTTAAAGAGCTGCTCCACCTTGACATGGCCAAGCTCATCTTGAATCGCCCATATTGCCTGCAAGTGTTCCAAGGCAAAGGAGCAATTCTCCTCAGTCATGGTAATGCCCTCCACCACTTGGCCGACAAACTTCATGGGGTCGGTGTCGAGCTGAAAGCAAGTCTCGGCCAGCGCGTGAATGGCAGTACCAATCTTGGCGGCCTCCCCACTTTCTTGGTAAGGCACAAGCGTTGACAGTCTGGCGCTGGCAGGGCAGGCGATCCAACGTGATGCGGATGACGGCCTGAGTTTTAAGGGTTGGTTTTTCATTTTTCTGTTTGGTTGTTAATCAGTAATGAGTAAGCAATTTGTCGAACTTCATTGCTTACCGAGAATCCCAAGTCCTCGGGATGCACCAAGCGTTTAAGGAATTCTGTATTTGCTTTGTTGATTTGGCGCTGGTACTCAAGCTGCGAGCCAAGCCAAACAATGTGTTCTCTCAATGTGTTTCGTTCTTTGTCATCCATGACGCAACCCCCAACAAGCAATGAGCGCCGCATCTGCTCGGCCATCATCTTTCTTTCGTTTGAAGTAGTCCACGTTGTATGGAAACAGCTCCATGGCACGCGCCCTTGCGCCGTCCTTACCACCTGTCACCCCCATCGCCTTTTGCCATGTCTGTGGCGTGATCAGAGTGGACTTGATGGATCTCGCTGCAATGACACCCTCAATCGCGCCAAGGCTGCGGCCAAAGCTAAAAACGCTGGTGACGCCCTGCCCACTTCGGGCTGCCACTTTTTCTATGTACGCCTCGTCTGGCTTGAAGTCATTGAGGATGGTGATCAATTCGGGGATGCTGATCTGGCGCTTGGCTTTGCCGTTGCGTATCAGCGAGACTGTGGGCATATCGAAAATGCCTGTCAGAGTCTCACCCTGCATCATTGCAATTGCGCCTGACAAGCCAACGTCAATGCCAATGATGCGGCGCGGTTTGAATGTACTCATTTGACGGCGTCCTCCATGGCCTTGTTTAGGACTGTGAGGCGAGCTGATACCAAAGCGTCAGCAGCCTGATCCAAGCGCATTACTGATCCATACAATGGCTCTGTGGTCCCACTCATCCAGCGGGATACCTGCGCCTGATCAATCTCCGCTACGCGGCAGACATCGCTCATCTTGTAGCCGGCGCATTCGACTTTGTGCCGTATGGCATGGAGTGCTTCTTGTGAAATCGTTTTCATGTGAAGTATGTTAACCTCAATTTGTGGAAAGCGTCAAGTGTAAGAGAAAAAAAGGGGATCAACTCACGCTGACCCCCCAAAGGCAACTGGCAGTAAAACCGCCAATGCTGAGTTTACAGCAGTAATAGTTGACTAGTTTGTAAGGTCTAATAAATAGTTGTTGATGAGTTCGTCAATTTTGTTATGATTCTTCCATCAACAACGCAACCCCAAGGAGATTTTCAAATGACAAACGCAACACAAACAACCGCCCAAGAAGAACGCAACATCAATATGTATGGAGTCGCTGATATTGATGCTTATGTGGAATCGGTCAAAGAATCCATCACATATCAATTTACAGGCGCAAATATGGTTGTAGCTGGCCTGATGTCAGATGCTCAAGAATTGATTGCTGGTGGCGCACAAAACCGCAGCCGCCAAACACTCAACATTGCAAAACACATTTTGTTTTTGATCATGGATGGCGAATTGGTCGGAACAGTAGAGCGCAAGTAAATAACCAGGAGGCTTCGGCCTCCACCTTTAAGGAGACACCTCAAATGAACCACACCCAGCACCCCTACATTGAGCAAGCAAGGCGCTTAGACCGCCGCGCTGACTCTGCCCTTGACTTCCTCACCGCCATCGCTATTGGCGTTGGCTTTGCCCTGTTACTGGCCGCATGGTGGTCGTCTTGACCGACCTTCAAGACTTCTGCCAAGAACCGCGCAGCATGGCCGAGCTGGAGGATGGCGGCTTTGAGCGCGTCAAGGTCTACGCTGCCGTCAAGCGCGGTGACATCAAGAATGTCAATGCCACAGACGCATGGGGACGCAAGCAGCGCGGTAAGGGCCTGTTTGTGTCTACCATCACACCGATCCCCTACAACGCCACGCTGTTAGTTCATGCCTGGTCAAACCCTCAACCCCAAGGAGATACTCATGTCTAAGAAAATGCAAGACGAAATAGACGCCGAGGTGCAACGCTTCATGTCATCGAACAAGCAAGGCATTCGCTTGATGGCCGTACATGAAGTTGAACAGCTCATCCGCAAGACCATCACTAGCGGCACTGTGCTTGGCTGGACGCATGGCGAGTCATTTCAGCGCGAGCGTATGCAGCGCCAGCTCGATCAGCTCGACTACGAAATGAAGTGCATTAAGGACCGCCTTAAAGACGCGGAGATGGAACTACTGGCGGTGCAAAAATGAATCCAATACCTACACCACCACCCCCCAAGCCTGTTGATGTGCAGGCCACTTGGCGGCGCTTTGGCTGGACACCACCAAGTGAGGCCAAGCCATGCAAACCGCAATAATTTTTTTCTTGATGGCTTTGTTTGGCATGGCAGTGATGATCATCACGTTGTTTTGCTTTGTGTGGGTACTTTTAAATTTTGAGGTTGAATGATGAAAGAGAAGACAGAGCTGGGTCGCGCTATCACGCTGCGCCTCACCCAATCAGAATACGCTGAGTATGTAAGGCTTGGCGGTATCAAGTGGATGCGGATGTTCCTGCAAATGAGTGCAGGCATTCAGAAAGAGATTAAGGTGAATAACAAATGAATGATAAGAAGAACGCATTCGACTGGCGTGACGGCACACCATCAATCTGGACAAGAGATAAGGAAATGCGCCAAATAGCGCAAGGTAGAGCATGGGGACAGGCAGCGCAGGCCAAGATAGGACTTGAGTCTAAGCAGCAAGTAACTGTTTACTCTCACGCCAAGCCTAGCAAGCAAAATTCATAATTGCACTTGTCACAATTTGGCGATAGGATTTTAATTGGCAATCGTGCCATTAAAGGAGCTTTTAATATGTACAAAATTGAAATTGAAGTTGGCGAGTATGACTGGTCATCAACTGAAAAAGTGACCATTGAAACAAATGACTTTGACAAGATCGCAATAATCCAAGAATTTATCGAATTCCAAAAAGACCATGGATGGTGCGTTGACTATGACGTAACAGAGGAGTACGAATTCAACCAGTGCGATGAAGAAGTTGAAGACTACGAAATTGAAGAAGTTGAAGAAGATGAAGAGTACGAAATCGGTGACTGGTACTACGCTGAAGACGGGACAGTGTGGGAACGCATTGAGTGATAGGTAAGGGGGCTAATCACCCCCTTTTTTATTTGGCCATCATGTACAGGCCAACATTGCTAAATGAATAACCTATGAATGTAATGCCCATCCAAAATTGGCCTTTATTTATCTGATCTATGCCAATTCCTAGATATATAAGTCCAACAAGCGCAATTAGCCAGCTAGACATCGTAAACTTTCCCGCGAAACTCAATCTTTCCCTCATCCCACTTGTGGACTAGTTCTGGCCATAGCAACTTGCCCTCATGAAACGTAAGTACCGCAAAGCCTGACCGCCAGTTGGTTGGCGAGTCTTCTAGATAGTTCATGAATTGAGGTCCATCAGTCTCTGCCAGAGTGCCTGTATCAACGCCAAATCGGTTGCCGTTGTAGTCAGCAAATGGTGTCACCTTAAGGCTGTGCAGATGGCCTGTGACGATTGTGACCCCAGCGTTAACAGTATTGTTGTGTGTAGCGTGTACACCGCCTTTCCAGCGGTGCTTGACAGTTACATTCTCTGTAGGCCAGCAGCTCCAGCATGGCTCCCATGTCGGGAAGTGGTCTTTCAGCGAAAAGCCTTTTACAAATTCATATTGCGGCGCATTGCAGGCGAGTCGGTTTTCAAAACGTGCATCATGGTTTCCCAATGTCCACACCAGCTTGACATTGTGTCGTGCTTTCTTGGCAGTATCATCAATCTCACCTAAAGCAATCTCGCAGGCTTTCAGCTCTTGGATTACTGATGGCGTTGAATCCCATCCAATGCGAGGATAGCGAGAGATAGAAGCGCCATCAAATACATCTCCATTGGCAATAACAGCCTTTGGCTGAAACTCTTTAATCGCCCAAAGAAGTCCCTTGTACGCTGTCGTGTGGATGCCAGGCCAGAAGTGAGCATCACTAAAAACAATAACAACGCCATTCTCAATCCCCAATTCTTTTCTTGCTGAATTGTTTGTAATTGTCTGAGCTTTATTGTTTTTTGATTTGAGCTGCTGCCCATACTTAGCTTCTAAATTGCTTTTGCGCCTCAGAATATTACGCAAGTCCATGCCTATGGCTTTTGCCATTGCCTTGCCTGACTCGTAAGTATTCCAAAGCTCGATGAATTCTTGATCGCTATAAACTGCTTTACCGCCCATGATGGTCTTTCAATAAAAGTTTTTCAAGCAAATTGATAACCCTGTGTTCGGCCATTTCTCGCTGTTCTTCTGTCGAATTCCTGTCTGCCGTTGTCTCAACAAGATCATGTAAAAGGATGTGCAAACACTCATGCAGCGCCGTCATCTCAAGGCTGGCGCTGTTTATCTCTTCACCGCCAAATGACCCCAGCCTGTAGCTCGCAAGCCTTGCTGGTGGATCAAACTCAACTGACGCCATTGCGTCCTTGGCGATCTTATTAACTCTCTCTATGCGCCAATCGCCCAAAGATAATATTTCCTGCCACTTCATCAGGTAGCCGTGAAACTCTTTCGCCTGATCAATATCTGGCACATTCTTCATGTAGTGGATTAACACATAAAAAGATGACAAAAAGAAGAATATTGACGCTTGACTACATAGTCATTTATAATATTTGAATGAAATCTGTTCGCCTACCCCGCATTGTCTCGCTTTTACAGCGTGTCGGCTGCACCGCGCCAGAGGTGGCCGACAAGGTTTTTTGCACCGAAAGGTCAGCTCAGATCCTCATTAATAAGCTGCGCGTGCAAGGCGTTGTCCACATACAGGAATGGCGCAGATCAGGCAATGTGATGGTGGCCGTGTATCGGCATGGGATAGGCTCTGATGCCGTCAAGCCTAAACCATTGACGGCGCAAGAGAGGCTCAAACGCTGGCGAGCCAAGGAGTCCTTAGACGATCATGCTTTTCGCATGGCAAAGGAAAGAGCAAAGAAGTGGAAGATTAAGCGCGATCCGCTGGTGGCTGCGCTGTTTGGAGATGCAAATGGATAAAGATTATGTAGACATGGCTTTGGAAAAAGCGCAAATCATAGAATTAAACCCATCAAATGATGAGTCATTCGAATTGTGCCAACTAATCATCGGACTTGTTGATGTCATCAATAGGTTGGAATCTCTCCAGCAAGCATCTTCTTCATAACTTCATCTGGCATTAGCCCAGTGATTCTGCTGGTTCTTTCAACTGCCTCATTTATGTTTTGAATCATTGGTTTGCCAGTAGCACCCTTTGCTCCAATCCATGCAATATCTTGTAAATTAACAGGCATTATTCCTTTGGATGCTGCCACATCATTTAGTACACCCTCAGCCAAACCATAAGTATTTGGATATGGCGCAAGTAGTCCACCTTGATATAGCTGACTCATCTGCTCATCAATAGTTGGTCTGTCTCTGTATCCTAAAAAGTTGGCAGAAAAATTATGTCTTTTGGGATTTTGTACAGTTAAGCCTTGACCTTGATTTATTAGTTTGTCGTACAAAGACATATTCCCACTTGCAAATCTTCCACCTATTGGATGAGGAAAATCTACTGCTGAAGATGGTTGAGCAATACCTTTTTGACGTAAAAAATTCCCATATTGACCCATCAAGAAATTTGCTTTTGGATCGGCGCCACCAGTAGTAGCTGCCATCGCATCTGCAAATCGCTCCTTAAATAACTGACGGCCTTTTTCTGGACCGAATTGCTTAATGAATTCATCCTCGTATTGTTTCATTGCATACCAATTATGGGCAAGCGGATCATTTACTGCTTTTTCATATGCACTAGCTAAATTTGCTCTTGCTTGTGGTGTATCGTAAATTGCTTGGTATTTGTCTATTGTTTGCTGTTTAGCAGGAACGACATCAGTCAATGTTCTACCTTGTAATGGGTAGTTTGTAGGATCAACATAGGCACGTTGTGAAACGTCAAAAAATGGTTCGTATTTTCCTTTTTCTATGTCCTTTTGTGCGGCATTGCGTGCTTTTTGAACTGCTTCAGCTTCAGCAGATAATTGTTTTGCAATATATTCTTTGCCAGTTTTAGGATCAACAGCAGGCATACCAGGCGCAACTTTTGGATATCTCTCTGCTAATTTTTGAGGGTCATATCCCAAAACTTTTTTGCTTGGTAATTTAACTACATTGCTTGTAGTACCCTGCGACAAGTCACTCAGCAGACTAGCTCCAAGTCCACCCTTTGCCATGGTGCGCTCAACAATTGGCTCAATAGCGCGTTCAGCAGCCATGCCAGTGCGTTCAGCTTGTGAGGCATAGGCTGCTTTAGGGATTGACGCCAGCATCGCCGCCTCGGGGATAACTGGTGGCAACTTGCTTGATTCAAGCAGGCCGCCAAGGGTTTGCATCATCTCAGGCGCCACCTTGCCGCGAGGTTGGTAGGTGTACTGCTCCATGAACTTGCGAGCCTCTTCCTCGGCGATTCGATTAGCTTCTCGCGTACCTAGCTTGCCGCTGGTGGCTCCCTTGTACACGCCATAAGGCATACCCAATAAGCCTGCCATTGCACCGCTACCAAGTGTTGCGCCAGTCTCTCCAAGGCCCATTAAGTAGTCAAGATAATCTGCCATGGTTTATTGTCCTTGCTGAAATGCGCCTGGCAGCCTGCCTGCCGTAATGCCTGTCAAACTGTAAGGCACAGTCTTTCCGGCAAAACGCGCAAAGTCATTGATCTTTTGTTGCAATAAAGCAAAGGCACTTTGATCAACTAATGCTCGGCGTACCAAGTCAGGGTTTTCCGATACAAGTACCTTGGCAACCATGTCACGCTGAGAATCAGTTAAATTTTTATTCTTTTCAAAAGCAACCTTTTTAAGAATATTAACTGCTGATGTAGCCATGGTTATTGGGTTTGCCGTCATCACATTTGCAATTTCTTCAGCAGATATATTTGACCCCTGTCGAGCAGCCTGCAACAATGTTGGCGCAGTTTGAGAACCGCCAATGATGTAACTCTTAGCTGCTTGCGACTGAGCTGCGGTATTGATGCGTTGCAATATGCCAGGCAATTCATCTTGAGGATAAATAGTCCGCAAGATCAAACCCTCTTTGGTATTTTCATCTGACATTTTGCCCATCATTGATGTGCGAGTTCCACTTGTCATGCGGTTGCGTATGGCGTCCATTGTGCCTGCTCTGAATGCAGATAATGCACCAGGCTTTTGCGACAGTTCTTCAGTAAGAATAGCAACCTCATCAGGGGTCTTGTTGAATACTGTACGCCCCTCTTGAAACGCATCTTTTGCAGTACGGCGCACTGCCGCTTGTAATCTTGTATCAGCCAATGCTGCTGATGATTTATCAAGAGAAGCACGCAATGCACCCTCAACTCCTTTAAGCGCCTCACCAACCGCACCGCGTCCAGATGAATAAGCCTCATTTACAGACGCTTGGATACCCCTACGAATAATCTCAGCATCTTCTAAGGTTGGTGTTCTGCTAAATACGACATCACCATTCTTGTCAAATGTAAAGAACGGCTTTTTGCCAGTCTCTGCTACATAGACTTCATTGATGTTTTTTACAGATTGTGGCGATCTTTTCAGCGCATCAGTCACACTTTTGAGCAGATCGGCATCAATTACACCGCCAGTGCCAAAAGCATTTTTGTATGCCTCTTTTTCAACTTCCTTTGTTGCCTCATCAGACAATCTGAATCTACGCAACACATTCTCGCTACTCATCCTTGGGCCAACAAAGCTAGGATCAAGTTCGTTATACAGTTTCTTTTGTATATCTGTCAAAACCTCAGTACGCAACTGCTCTGGACGGCGTGTAAGGGACGACATCAGTGTCGTTGATGCCTTACCACCTTGAGAATATAAAAGTCTCACAGCAGATGCTAATGTGGAATTCTCGGCCATGATCTCACCGCGAGCAATGCGATCAATTATCTCATCTGTGGTGAGTCCAGTGTCACCAGCCAAACGCTGCAATTCAGTTTCAACTACCTTTGCACCACGACCACCAGCAAGACGGCGTGCAAAGTCTGTAACCTTATCAACAAGCATTCCACCACCAGTAATCAAGCCCTTTACTGTTGGTGCAACAACAGCGCCAGTTACTACACCGCCTGGCACTTTTGAGGCACGATCATATATATCACCCTCACCAGACAAGAACCCTGTTAAACCGCCATATGCGCCACCAAGAGCAGATGTAGCAGCCAATCCCCTGATAACAGGCGCAAGTGACATTGCTGCTTCAGGTATTGTTGCTGGCGCAGCTGTACCACCACTAGCTAATGTGGCTGCTCCAGTAGCAAGCAAACCTCCCAAAGCCTCATATCCAAGTGACTCTAATGGTGCTTGCTGCTGATAAGCCTTTGTCTTTGATCTAATGTCAGCTAATGCTGATTCATAATTCTCACCAGTCAATGAGCGCAGATAAGCCTCTGCCTCATCAGCGCCTGTCAATGTTGCACCTTGCGCCATTGATCTCAGACGCTGAGTTGGAGCTGGCGGTTGTATGGAGACAGGAATTGGCGTTGTTGGCATTGGAGCCTGCTCTTGAGTAGGCAAGCCTCCAGCGACTTGCTTTAATGCCTCAAGTTTCTCCATTGACAATTGTGAAAAGTCACCCTTTTGGATGGCCTCCAACTCGTCATAACTAAACTGGCCTAGTCCATCGCTCATCGTCTTCCTCCTGAACTGCGGCGTTTGATCATTTCATTTTCAATTGCTTTTTGCAATGGACTTAACTGTGGCGTTCCATATGGTTGCACTTCATACATTGGTGCAATGGTGGAAAGACTTGGAATAGCTGTTGTCGCCTTATTCAACAAATCTTGATGTGATGAAAGTCGCGCCCTTGCAGAGCGTTGTGCCGCCATCAGACCTTGCTGCAATTCTCCTGATGTCAGGCTTTGATCTCCACCAGCAGCGCGGCGCAAGATTGCTCTTTCGCCCTCAGTCAATGCACCTTGTCCACGCATCTGAGATGCGGCATCAAGTTCTTGCTGTGCAAGCCCTTGCACGACAGTGGCGGTGTTTCTGAGTACCTGATTAGCATCAGCGCCAGCAATATTTAATTGCTTACCAATTCTTAGCAGAGTTGTTCTTGTATCTGCGGCTGGTCCAACAATTGCCGTATCAAGTGCAGGCAGTATTCGATCAATATTTGAAAGTGTTGCATTGGCAGATTGAGCCATCATGCGAGATTCATCAAGATTTTTCATTGCCTGTGTGGTGGCAATAGCAACTCCCTGTTTCTCTGCATTTTGAATCACATTGGTAGCGCCTGATCTCTTCAAATTCATAATGTTTTCAAGTGTCACTGGCACGCCAGCAGCATTGAGCAATTGCACCTCATTGGGAGCAGACTCAGGCTTGTCTAATTGACGCAAATTATTTAAATTCACATCCATGCCAAGTGCTTTGAGAATCTTGATCTTCTCAGGATCAGCCTCTGGCTTTTCAAGCAGGCGCAAGTTTTCCAATGTTGGCCTCATGTTTAATTCAGCCAGTAACTTTGCTTTTTCGCTTGGCTGAGTCAACTTCAGCATCTCAGGTATGCCCTTCTCAGCAGGCAGAGCCGACAGCATCATGCGCTGTTCGCGTGTCAAATTCGACATTCCACTGGGAGCCATACTAGGCGCAGGCTGGCCAATCATGGCGGCACGCTCTTGCGTTGGACCAAGTGCCATGCCAGGCACTGAAATAGCCTGCTCTGGCGTTATCTCTGCGCCAACTGTAGGCTGACCAGTCAAATAGTTTTGATAGGCTAACTGAGCCTGCTGTGCGCGTTTCGCTTCATCCAGCTTCTGCTTAGTCATCAACTGCGCCAAAACACCCTGCTGCGCCTGCTGGTAGCCTGCGGCACCAGCCTCTAAGCCTTGTCCGAGTGCTTGACCAAGAGAAACTGGTGTGGTGCTTCTACCGCTTGATTTAAGCAGTGCAGCCGCAGCTGACAGCATCGCTTGGCGCTGCATTGCTTGGCGCTGTGCTTCGCTCAAGTAGTCATTGAGGCCGCCATCCATGCCGCCAAAGAGTAAGCCACCAAAGTCCATTGGTGAGCCTGCTGATGGCTGCAAGTTTGAGCCATAGTCAGCACCGCCAATAGAGTTATACAAGTCTGTGAATGCTGACATTTTTTACCCCAAATATCCAAGTAGGCCACCAACAGCCGTTGCATATGGATTACCACCGCTAAGTTGATAACCAGCAGCCGCACCACCTAAAGCGCCAGAGGTTTGATTACGATATGTCGGCTGGCTTGTAGTACCGCCAAGGTTTGCAGGCTGACCAGTCAATGCGCTCTGAACAACGCCAAGTCTTTGCAAACCAATATTGCGAGCTGCATCAAGCCTTGCCTGCTCAAGTTGCTGTCTAGCACCGCCAGCACCCATGACGAGTTGCGCTCCTTGTAGCCCTAAGTTGCGAGCATTCATTGCCAAGCCTGCTGCTTGACCATAGCCAGCCTGACGCATTTGTGCTGCTGTCTTGGCGGCCTGCTGCAATGCCGCCTGATCTGTCAGCGACTGTTGGACGCCGTAGCGTGAACCGCCAAACGCTTTGGCCGCTGTTGCCTGATTCGCTGTTTGATTTGCAGCCATTTGGCGTGACTGCTCAATGTCTCCCAATGTGCCTTGGATGACTTGCTGCTCATAAGGATTCATGAACTGCTGAATATCAGCGCCAGTGAATGGCTTGAGTCCAAGGTTGACAAGCTGTTGCTCTCCTTGCTGATACATAGGATTGAAACCAGCAAACTTCTGTACGCCAAGGTCGCCAGCAACGCTCTTTGCCTGCTCAAGATTTTGAAGATACGCAGCCTTGATCTGAGGATCAATTTTTTGCGTTACTGTTTGGCTACCGCCGCTGTCTTTTGACATGATCTACTCCTTATGATTCCAAAAGACCTTTGGTCTTCTTGCTTTTCTTTCCGTCCATCTCTTTGATGGCCTCAACCAATAAACCAACGATATTGCCGTAGTCCACCATACGCATCCCATTTGCGTCTCTATGCACCACCTCTGGCAATACATCTTCAACTTGTTGCGCCACCAATCCTGTGCCGCGCTTGCCGTCCATATCAAATGTGACGCCATCCAGTTTGCGTACCTTGCTGATGGCGTTTCCAATTGGCTTGATGTCTTCTTTCATCCGCATATCGGAATAAGCAGATCCAGCAGAGCTGCCGCCAGCAGAGGATGCGCCGCTGCCATTGCCACCACCAACACCGCCTCCACTGCTACCACCACCACCGCCTGTACCAACTCCTGCCGATACGGCAACTCCATGAGCGCCACTCCCCATGCCGCCCATTGGACTACCACTTGAAGAACTTACGCCTCCAGTTGTACCTACAGATGTGCCAAGACCACCAACTCCTGCGCCAATCGCATTACTAATGGCCTGCCCCATAGTTGTATTTACATTTGCAACTTGTCCAACAGTACCCTTGCTGGCAATACCTTTCATGGGGCTGCCACTGGTGGAGCTGACGCCACCGCTTGAAGTAGTGCCAGACGCATCAACACCCAAAACATTCATCAAAACTTTTAAAGGTAATGGCATCAGAAAATTGACAATATTGGGGATAGTCATAGCTTGCAATGCGGCTTGCTCGCCTGCCGTCAATCCATCCATAGCCTTGGAAAATGCATTCTGCTGTGATGCAAGAGAGGCGCTACCACCTCCGCCAAATTTATTCAATGCAGCGTTGAATTTATTAACTGCTTGAGTCTGCTCTGGCGCGATGTTGTAAATAGTAGGGTTATATCCACCAGTAGCTTTTGGCACGACATAGCCGTCTTTAGCGCCTCCCGTCATCTGAGACATGATCTGCTGATAACGATTTGTAGGCGCGTCAAGAAGACCACCACCAAATTGAGGTGGCGGCAGATTTGTCCATTGCTGACTCGCCAAAAAATCTTCGTATGCCATTTACAAGTCCTTGCTAAGTACAAACCACTTTGGCTTGTAACCCTCATCTCTTAAGAATGTCTTTGCCCAACCCTGACGGCCAGCTAAAGACACTCGCGTGCAACCCATGCTCTTAGCCCACGATTCGATCAAAGGTCGCATCAATCGGAGTTCATCTAGGTCGCCGCCAGCAAGAAAGAAGTGCAAATTCTTGAGTCGCGGGTAGACAATGATCTCAGTCACCACCACAGAGTCATCAGCAGGCCATAATTGAAATCTGCCTTTTTTGAGTCCCTCTGCAATGTCCTCAATTCCATGTGTTCCACCAGAGTATTCTAGTGCCGCCTCCACATGATGGCGCAGCCTCTCCAAATCCTCTTCGTCTGTCAACGCTTACCCATTGCAACAGCATCAAATCGATTCACGCCAACGCGCCAATCTTCCAAAACTGCTCCTGTGTACTTGACTTTTACCTGACGCCCAGCAAACCGCACATCGGTGGGCTGTGACGCTGGATATGGGCCATGAGTCGTTTCTGCTGATGTCGGGTACATCCTAGACTTAAAGCTGATCTGTACCTCGCCCAAAGTTTGCTCATCGGGTATCACCTGACGCACCGACATGATGTTCTCACCAACGCCAATTTCATAAGGTCCTGACTCGGCATAGACAGAGCCGCCATCGTAGGCATAGCCAACCTCATGCTCATAGATGTAGCCGTCAGAAGACACCATCAGAGGATTCAAATACACGCCCCTGTCAGTGCCTGCTGTGCGAGACAGTGAGCCAATATTCCAATGGCCTTCTCGGTAGTTATAGATGACATAGGAGTCAACTTCGTTACTGGCGCTGGATGGGTAGAACCACCATATCTCGCCATACTTGGAGTTATGTACAGCGTAAATTTTGCTGGTTTGGTTGTAATTCAGATTCTGATACACATAATCTGACACATCGCAAGGCAAAGGCTTGACGTAGCCGTCAAACATCCAAAATCCTGATTTGCTCATCCACATCGCGGCAGTGTCTATGGCCGCCACAGCTTGAGATGAAATCAATCCACAGCCTGATCCAGCCTTTTCAAAGCTGTACACATAGGGCAAACCCACAAACGTGGCGGTGTGGACATCGACATCAGTAAACAGCAAATTGATGCCGCGCACCTTTTTTCCTGCCTTTAAAGCGCCAACTGTCTGCAATTCAAAGTCACCCGCCTGATTAGTGGCCGCCGCCGTCCATACAGTATTGTTTTCTTGATCTGACCATTTCACCAGTCTAGGATTGCTGGATGCGCCCAAGGCAAAGACAAAACGCTCGGCGGTAGACATTACAGCCTGACATCCTGTTGGTGCGTTGGTGATGGCTGCAGCCAGCGTTGGCGTTGAGAATCCCAACTGCCACTCATAGAGTTTGCCATCAGAGTCAGAGCAGCCAAGCAGATACTCTCCCCAAGTGTCTAAGCTCCAAGTAGTTGCTGGCGTCACTGTGCCGTTATCAGGACGTGCAATTCCATAGGCGTATGAACCATAAGGACCATAACCAAAGCCAGTCTTTGTCGCTGCATCAGCTATGCCTACTGTAAAACTTGTTGGCGTGATGTCCTTAAGCGTGCCAGCCTCGTTCATGGCGTAGAGCTTGGAATGCGTACCAGCAGCGATCCATCTGTCTCCGCTGTTGTCGCGCCAAGTCAATAAAGCTCTGCATGATCCTGTCATCTGACTGCTGGAACGCTTGCGCCATCCGCCAATAGGTCTGAGAGTGTTCTCAAACCAACGTACCAAGTTGGCGTCAAACCACCGGCCAGCAGATTGGTATTCAGTGCCATTGCGGTACACGCCTGGTGGGATCTTTAAGGGGATGAGTGCCATAGCTGAATTATGCTGTTTCTGTTGACAGATTGGACACGAAAGAAAGTGTGGCAATGACTGATGGCACTACTGGCCTAGTCGGTGAGCTGCTGGCTGCATAGTGTTCAATACTGACACCGACATCTGTTGGCCGCCACATGATCTGCACATAGTCATTGGCAGCCAAACTGACAAAGAAATTCAGTGCGGCAATGGTGTGATATGGATCGCCAGCACCTTTCCTTGGCGCAAAGCCAAATCTGCTATTTGATTTGTCAATGTTTGTGCCGTTCTTGCGAAACCAAACATCCACATCTTGAGATGCATTGGTGGTATTTGTAAACTGGATACTGAATTGCAAGTTATATAAACCAGCCTGAGACACATTAAGTCTTGACGAATTTGACAATGTCACGCCATTGCTAAAGTCGGTGGTGTCAAAAGTGATTGCGTAGGCTGTGGTGGTGTTCGCCGCCACTTGATCTGTGCCATCTTGAAACGCACCATATGGGGCATTGATGTACTTACCGCCACGCTGACCAAACAGCGCCGCAAAGATGGCCGTCAACTTGGTGAAGTAAGCATTCAAGCCGCCAAATGACGTACCAAAGAATCCTTGGTCATAGGCAGGCGCAGGCGTACCAAAGTTTGGCTGCGCTGGTGTGCTTATCTGCTGACCAAGGTTGAGTGCCATTAGACGTTTCTCTCAAAGTGTGGACAATCCACCAAATTGGAGAAGTTACCGCCCCAACGATTCTTTGGATGCAGACTTTCCCAAAACGCGCCAAGTGGTGCAATGGTTGACTTATCCCAAATGATCTTTCCATCTTTGAAGAAGTTCAGATCAATGGCGCATCGCTTCAAGTGGATGGAGTTCATGGTCTTGCTACGGCCATTCTTAAAGTAGATCGCCTGCTGTTCGGGTGTACGCGCCAATTCACCGCCAGTAACCATAAAACCCTGCTCTGTGGCGTATTGGATCAGCTTGCACATATCCAGCAAGAATGCAGCCTGTTCGGTATTTAAACTCATTTCTTCCTCATTTCCATGATCTTCTCAGCCGTCCTGCCTGCGAAATATGCGCCCATCACCAGCTGCCCCCATCCGGCCAGCAGATTTACGTATCCCTCGTTTGCGTTGTACCCAAAAGCCGACATGGTTGTAAAAATAAAATAGGCCAACAAAATGGCCATAAGGCATATAGGGCGTATGTTTTTGGAGAGCCAAGAGTCAGATGCCATATCAGCCTGCCAGCGATCTGTGATGTTGTCAGCGTCAGACTGAGCAGCCTTTGCCAACAGATCAAGCTCGGCCAGCTCTAACTTTGCCTTTTCAATGCCAAGCGTCAATAAATTTTCTTCATGGTCAAACTGAAGTTGTCTAAGTTTGCTAACATCTTCAGGGGTAGGTGCGTCTGGAATCTTGACCCCAAGAGTGTTCTCCACCACCTCTTTACCCTTGGCCTGTATTGCGCTAGAGAGTAAACCCAAGCCGTTTTGGGCTAATGTGCCAAGCAGTGATGCAACAATTGGGATCATTCTTTTTTCTCCACCTTATTTATCAATCGTTTAACTTGCTCTTGTTGCTGCTTTGTTTCTCTCTTCGTTTCAAGAATATCCAAGTACATAGCGCCAATGATGGGTAAAAGCAGACCAAAAACAACCACCATTGAGATAAATGCAATTATGAATCCCATCTCATTACTTTCATTTGGTGGATTGCTAGGAATAGGAGCTGGAGGTATATAAAAACGATCATCACTGCTGCTATTACTAACGCCCTGTCTTGTAGTTGGTTTAGCATTTTTCTTCGTTGCCATGCCACCACCCTGTCCTTTGCTTCCTGTTCCAGTCTTTCCTTTTCTTGCTCCTCATTGAGTCTTGCATACTCTTCTTCAAACCTTGACCACACTGCACCCAAGGCTGGATCAACTTGATAGATCAGGAATTCTCTTAGCTCAACTGACTGTCTCTCCAATTCGATTTGGTTGAAGACATTGTCAAGAGCCTGCGACTTGAGAGATTTTGTTTTTGGAGGGTTGCGCTTTTGCTCTTCTGCTTCTTTCTTTACTTCTTCATGCGCCTCAAAAAACTGACCTATGAAACCCGAAATCTCTTTTGTGATCTTTGCCAACTCACCGCCTGTTTGCTTTATGTCCTTATAAAGCGCAACGCCTGTCTTAATTGCACTAATAGCAGCTAGGGCGGCGGTGAATGGGTCCACATCATTTGTCTTGCTTGCTGTCTAGTTTGTCAAAGATCTGCTTCAAGATGGCCTTGATCTCTGCAATGTCAGATCGGTAGTCATCCTTTTGCACATAACTGTGAGGTAGGTCATTGACCTTGTCATCCAGCTTTTGTATTGTGCGTGTCATGGAGTTAATGACGTATGCCGCCAAGAATCCAGCGACACCAATAACCAGGTTGAAGAGCTGCTGGTTATCCATTTGCAGGCTCATCTGCTGGCAATGGTGTATTGCCCTCTGCAAGCCACTTTAGGTAGGCTTGGTAGTCTGTGTTGGCGGGGTCGAAAGGGATGCAAGAGCCATCAACCATTTTCAATACAGCATTTTCATTAAGTAATTTATACATTTATAACTCCGCAGAAAGTGTTATTAAGCCACCACCTGATCCATTTCTACTAATACAAGCTCTGCCCGTAGTTAATCCTGTAAACCCACTTAAACGGAGATGGTATGAATCAGAGTTTATATTTGAATCTGTAATTGCTGAAGCTGTTCCACTAAAAATTGTTCCACCACTTTGAAATTGAGGAGTGGTCTGCATAAGGGCTATAGTAGGAGAGGCTCTCATAGGAACAACGCATATGCCACCAAGTGCTATCTCTGTTGCGCTATCAGCACCTCCTACCAATCCTCTGTTAAGACTGGAATAGTACCTCTGACACAAAGCCAACTCAGTCCCATAAGGCCTGTAATCAAAGCTAGTTGCTGTTGAGCCTTTTTCAAGCTGTACATTACCAACTGTCCATGTCAATCCTGCTGTCAATGCGCCAACAGTAAACACAATCTGTATGCCTGTTGTAGCCGCCGCAGGGATGGTTATATTTGTAGAGAAGTTGGTAATAGTTGAAGTGACTGTGAATGTGCCTGTTGCAATTTGAGTAACAGTTGGACTTGCCAATGTGCCAAACGTGTCTGCTGTTGTCGTTGCATAACTTGCTGTCCATGTAACAGTAGTCAATGTTGCAGATATAGCCAAATCTGCTGACAAAGTGGCAGTAGAGCCAGCAAGGTCATAACTGTTGAGTTGTTCAATGCGCTGACCAATACCAACCGCAGTAACAGATGCCGCACCAGTAATTCGCAATCTATTTTTAGTTGCATTAGCTCCAGCTACCTGTGCCGCAGTTACGTTTGCGCCTGTACAGTAAACATAGAAACGATCTACAGTTGAATAGCCAGCCGCAATTGTTGAACCCGCAGTAATGGTTGCAGACGTTGCTCTTTGCGCTATTTGCATTTGACCATTGATGATGCGATTCTTGAAACCAAATGAACTGGACGCATTAAATACATCAGAGCCATTGACATTGGCCGTAATCTCGCCAGTGCCTTTTGAGACTAGCTCAAAGCCAATGTTGGTGTCACCACCTGATGCAGTCAATGTTGGCACTCCACCAGTGGCAGCATTAGCCAAAGTCAACTCATTGACAGCAGAGGCTGTGGCAGTCACTTTCAGCAACTCATTGCCGTTGGTGTCGATGATGTCTCCAACCAGTTTCAGCTTCTTGCCTGATCCAATGTTCAAGCCAACTGATGTACCAGTACCAGCAGCCGCAAAGACAGCGTCCACGCTATCTAAGTCGGTATTGATCTTCGTACCCCATGTGTCAGTTGACGCGCCAACCTCGGGCTTTGTCAACAATAGGTTTGTGGTGGTGGTATCTGCCATTCTTTAATCCCCTTTACGCGGCCTCTTGCCAAGTGATTGAATTGTCCGACAAATCAGACCAACTTTCTGACGTATCAGAAGTCGGTGTCCAGCTCTCAGCTGAATTCGCAACTGGCGTCCAACTCTCTGATGTGTCTGCTTCGGGTGTCCATGTCTCGGATGTATTGGGAATAGAACCCCATCCAAAGCCAATCATTATCCCAACAGCGCAAATTGACTCAACGCCAATTATCCCTATGGATATGACATTTGATACGCTGCCAACTGATCCTGTACTCTCAACGCCTGTAATGTTTTGAAAAGATATGACCTCAAACAATACTGTTCCAACAGCACCAGTGGCTGCATTTCCAGTAATTGCTTTGGTGCTGGTGACGCTAACCGATCCAATCGAACCAGTCGCAGAATTACCAAATAAGTCAATTGCAACAGACTGAGTGACGCTGCCAACAGCCAGGATTGACGCATTGCCTGTAACAGCATTGGTTGATGTCGATAAGACCGATCCAACAGCGCCAATGGCTGCATTGCCTGATATGGCGACAGATACAGTTAAGCCAACAGTGCCGACATTGCCTGTGGCAATAGTCCCATCTTCTTGGATTGATGTGTTTTCTAATAAATCCCCAACAGCACCAGTCGCCTGGTTGCCTGAGATAGTAAGGTTGCCTTTTCCATAAGCACCAAGGCCATATTGACCTGTTCCATAAGGATATGCAAGTCCACTTATTTGCGCAGGAATTTCTCCAAATGCATTTTGAGAAAATGAAGAAAAGCCAAACACATTAATCCTTACAAGCCTGTACTTTGTATATGTAGTTCTTTATTCATGTTTTTAATACGCTTCAAAAATAATAATGCCGCCTGCGCCGTTTCCATAAGAAACGTTACCTATACTGCCTCCTCCGCCAGAGCCATAACCTATACCATTGCCACCGCCTGAAATTGCTGCGGCAGTGTTAGTACCTCCGCTACCAAACCCCGGACAATTACCGCCGACCCCTGAAACTTGGGTTGCTACTGCTGTAGAAGAACCATAAGAAGTTCCGCCAGAAACGCCGTTAATATTTATATCTCCGCCAGAAGCGGAGCCACCAGCGCCGCCACTTGTTGCACTTGCTGCATAAGCCGTAGATGAACCATTAAAACCAGCATTAGCAGTGATAGTTGTTATTGTTAAAGTACCAGATGAAACAGTAGAAGTCGTTGCAGATGATGCGCTAACACTATACGTTAAAGTCTGTCCTGCGGTCATGGCTAACCATTTAATAGCTACGCCAGAAGAACCTCCGCCTGACCCTCTTTGGCTTGTTGTTCCAGCACCATTTCCTCCACCACCAACAACAGTAACTTTTACCCATTGAGTATTTGTAGGTGCGGTATATGTCTGTGCTGACCCAAATGTAAATACTTGAGTATTTTGAGCTAAAGTACCAGTTGGGCTAAATACTGCTTTGCTGGCAGGATAAGTGACAAACACATTCACTGTTCCAGAAAACGTAACTGCCGCATTTGAATTGCTTGATGAAAGTATGGTTGTGCGGGTTAATGTAGGGCCAGTAGTTGAATATGTACCTAGCCCAACTTCCCAATTTCCAGACGCATCTGTTGCAGTGTAATAGGTTGTATTGGTATCCCCAACAACAGTAAAGGACTGAAATCCAGCAACAGAGCCGGACAGAGTAAAGCTAACAGTCGTATTGGCTGTAGCTGTCTGTTGTACCCGATCTGCAACAACTAAAGCCATTTTGTACCTTTATATAATTACACGATTAGCAGCCATGCCGCTGCCCCTTGGTTAAGCCAGCCTGATCAGGCCAGTGCTTGCATCATTGGTCGGCATGGTCAGCGTGAATGTCCCAGCAGTCACTGTCTGACTGCCAAATGTGTGGACGCTGACTGCCTTGTTTGATTGAGTCGAGTTATAGATCAAGACCGCGTCAAAGGCTGTAGATAGGGTTACAGAGCTGTAGCTGATGCTGGCGCTTGGCGTCACAAAGGCTGTAGTTCCACTGGTGCTTGGTGCAGTACCAAATGTCACTGTGACGCCTCCTGCGGTGTAGCCTGTGCCTGACACCTCACCTGTGGCGCTGTAGGCTGTGGTGGACGCATTGACAGTGGCAGAGGCCAAGTACAAGGCAGCCTTGAAAGTGTCGGCTGTAGTGGCAGCGCGTACTACGCCAGTGCCAAAGTTATGGTGGCCGACAAGCAGCTCGCCCTTGAAACTGGTACACATTGCTTGCGTATTAGCCATGATTTATCCCTTAAATTTGTTGACTGATGCCATCAGCAAAAACACCGCGTTTGAGCGCCATATGGACAGATCGATGCACCATCTCACCAGCAAGCCAATACTCTACCCAGCTCGTTGTCTCGGTATCGTTCTCAACAGACCCCTCACGCTTCTCAAGCAATGAGTCATCCATATCGCCTTTGGTGGTGGTAACTATCATCCAAATGTCCTTGCTCTTGCCAAGATCGCGCCGCCTGATGTAGAACCCCGATCATCTGCAATTTGCAATTGATCCAGTCCTGCTTGATACAGCGATGACCATACAGAGATTCTCGCATCGTCTTGGAGGTATGGCGCAGCCTGTAAGAGTGATCCATACAAATACACATCAGGTGCTTGAGTCAGCAGCCAGTTGGTGGTATTCGTATTTGATAACTTAGCCAACTTTGCATAGTAGACAAGCTCGGCGGTGTACTCACCATCAGGAATTGGTAGCAGTCTGAATTGACTTCCAACAATAGTGAAATACAGTGGCTTGCCACTGGACAAGTAAGTCGTATTCGACAGCGAGTCCATTGCATCAATGGTTTGGAATGACAGGTTAGTAATTGGATTTGTATTGAGCTTGATGGACTTGGTTTCTAAGAAATCGTCAGGCACTGTGCCGTACTCAGCAGCCGCCGCAAATGTCGCATTGGCACGCACAATCATTTGGCGCGTACGCAACTGGCGCTCAATTTGTGACTCTGCCAGGCTGACAAAGTCTGAAATAGCAGTAGCCAAATCAGTGCGGTTGAGCCAGTCGCCAACCGAGGTCTTCAGCTCCGCATAAGTCGTGAGTGCCATCAGGTAACCTTTTCAGTTTCTTGTACTTCACGCATCACCCAAGTATGGTCATGCTTGAATTCAAACATCCCAATGTGGCCGATTTCCTTGCTCACATCGTGATCAATCCATATCTTAAAGCCTGCATCTCTGGCTTTCTTACAGAAGAAAACATCCTCGCCAATGTAGCCACGTTTATCATGCCGCCATGGAGTCTCAAACCAAGGCTCTGACAAAGCCGCAAAGACATTGGCCTTGATCAGCATCACGCCCATACCAACTGAGCCAACTTCTTGCAGGCCAGTTGATTCGGGCATCGTATATACCAGCTCACGCTCGCCATTCTCTTTGTAAATCTGTGCGGTTGGTCCTGTTGGCATACGTCTGCGAGCGCAGTTGGTCGCCACAATGTCCAAATCATGTTGCAGCAAACGCTCAATCATGTCGTGTGGAAACCGCATATCTGAATCAATGAAAAGCACATGAGTGCATTTTTCACGCATCGCGTCTAGGCACAATTCAGCTCGCTGATTGGCGATAAGCGTCCCCTGCGATATTTTCAAGCTGATGGCATCATTGGTGTTCAATGTGTGGTTAGCCACCATGTTGACAAGATCATAGGTAAACATGGTGTGGACCATGTCACGCGCTGGTGTGCATACTGCAATGTATTTCATACTTGTCCTGGTCGTACACGAAAAAATCTGTTCTCTGGATCATTAAGCCAACGCTTCATATATTCCTGATCTTTGAGCTTGCCATCTGCTTTGAGCTGTGAATAAATAGACATAGGAATGCTTGCAACGCGGTGAAACTCACCTTTCCAGCCAGCACGCTCGTCCACCATATTGAACTCTTGCTTGTTCTCTTCAATGATGTCAGTCACATCCTGTTGCGTCTGAATCGTTGCCTCATCAGTCTCAGGGTTGTAGTGCCAGTAGCGTGTGATGCCTTGGTCTTTGTCTTCGCTGAATATTCTTTTTTCCATGTAAAAAAAGGGGGGATTGCTCCCCCCTCTTCCTTTGCTTCGTTTAAGAAGTTACCAAGTCTGCTGCCAGACCATGTGCATTTTCTGCCAATACCTTGTGGCCCCATTCGACCAAAAGCATACGCTTCTCGGCGTCACCAGTCTTTGCCAACTCGACTTGTTGGTAAGGACGCAGGGTAACCATCTTTGCGTACTCAGGATCAAGCACCCAAGCGTCACGTTCACGCTGGAAGCGGTTGGGGACAACTTGAACTTGACCAAAATCGCTGACATAGATGTCGGCTGCACCAATGATGGTTGCAGGACGATCACCGCCATTGATGTTGTAGCGAGCTGATGCAATGCCAGAGAAACCTGACACGCGCTGCTTGTTGACAGGACCAACCATCAAAATCTTTGGCATACCGCCTTGTGTCCATGTCTTCTGAATCACATTCTTGAGAATGGTTTCAGTAAAGGTACGAACTGTGCCGTCAGTGCGAGCTGAGCTAGGCAAGGTGGTGTAGCTAGGATTTGCGCCGTTGGTGGTGTCATAGTCCACGTTGGTCTTGATGAAAGCACCCAAAGAAGCAGTCACGCGAGCTGTGGTGGTGTTACCGGCAACAGCAATACCGCCGTTCAACATCACAAACTCTTGATCACGCTTCAATTCAGAACCGCGCTTGGCGATCTGATAGGCCAACTCAGAACGGCGGCCTGCTTTGTTGACAACTTCTTCAGTGTTTGACAAGACAATGGTCTTGCGTGAAATCTGAGCATAGTTGGTCAAGCGAACAGTAGCTGTGACTGAGTTAAAGGTTACGTCATCACCCTCAAGCTGTGCGTTAGCAGCAGCAGAGTCCAATGTATCTGTCTGCCATTCAAACAGAGTATTGGTGACGCTTTCGCGGCCAATGTTGGACATATAGGGGGTTTCTTCGGGAGCGATGTTTGTGATGACATTGCTCAAGTCTTCACGAATACCCTTTGCAGAGTAGGTCGTGAACGTGTTCGTTACGATAGCCATGATTTTTCCTTATTTCAAAAGTTGGAAGATTGCATTAGCCGCATCATCGACACGGCCAGTTTTCGCGACGCGCTGTTGTGCGCGAACTGCTTCAGTCGTATTTGAGACTCGCCCTGCTGCACCAGGCTTGGCAGGTCGAGGGCCGTTGTTGGTCACTGGCTTGATGTTGCCCCGCTTGGACATCATCTGATCGTAGAGTGCTGCCTTACGCAACATCAGGACCGCCCTGTGATCCACCACACTCTTCAACTCGTCTGGTGTGAATCCGATCTTTTGACCGAACTCAACAAGCAAAGCCTTTTCAGCTTGAGCTTTCTTAGCGTCTTTCCAATCAGGGATGGCCGCCAATAAAGCCTCTTGTTCCTGCTGCAATCTCTGCTGCATGAACTGTGCTTGCTCCTGCTGCGATAACTGAGCCAGTCGTTGCTGTTCACTTTGAATAGCCGCCGACTTCTCTTGGTTTTCGCGCATCACCTCGCGCTGCCGTACCCATTCAATAGGGTCTTCCTGATAAAGACGATCCCAGTCAATGTTTGGCTGCGCCACTTGTTGAACCTGTGCTTCCAACGCACTCAATAACTGAGCGTATTGCTCACGCTCGGCACGCACTGCACTCAACTCAGCTTCGGTTTGCTTTCGCACCTCGGCGATTTGCTGCGTTTTGCGTGTGTAATCCTGAGTCCTTGAATATCCCTTTTGAAGCTCGTCCAGCGTCACTTCGACTTCTTTTCCGTCAACTTTGACGGAGAAGACTTGTGGCTGTTCTTGCTCCTCGGTGTCTTCATCTAACTCGGATTGTTCGGCATCGGTTTCATCATCAGCCGCGTCTGCATCTGCTGACAACTCTTCTTCTACCGCCGCGCCCTCTTCGGGCAACTGCGCCTCGCCGTCTTCCTGTTGTCCCTCATCGGGCAGTAATCCTGCAAGTGCATTGGCTGCTTCAGCCACATTCATTGGACCTTGTACTGCACTGCCGGCTGGCGTTGGTGCTACTGTCTGCATGGTCTATTTTCCTATTTAAACAAGATTCTTTTGCGCTCGCTCAATGGCACGCTGTGCCACCTTGCCGTTGTCCACCATCTTGGTGATCTCAATGCGGAAGTTTTCAATAGCTTTCAGCATTGACCAGGCGATCTCGCGCTTGGCGGTTTCTTCGGGTTTAGTAGACTCAAAAATCCAATACTGGTCATTTTTCATCTTTTCCAATACCGCCGAGAAGACCTCGTCATTGGCTAACTGGTGAGCCTTTTGACCTTTTCGTACTGCGTCTTCGTTCATTGAACCATTCCACTAAGGTTGATGGGTGGCACTTGCTCAACTGGCGGCGCTTGTACTTGGTTGGCGGCTTGCACCGCACTTTGCACAAGAGCCGTCTGCTGTTGCATCGCCTCTCTGTCCATTGCCTGCCGAGCATCAATCTCAGCAGTGCTAATTTGTGTGCCGTACTTTAACTCAAGTTCATACTTCTTGAGCATTAAGTCCTGCGCCAATTGATCTCTTCGATAATCATCATCTCTAACCATCTGCTCGCGCTTCAATTCCAGCTCGGCAGCCTTTTTCTGAATGTCAGCTTGGATCGACTGAGCCTGCACCTGTGCCAGCACTTCTTCGGGTGTCGGTTTAGGCTGTGACTGAGGCATCTGAAAGTCAGCAGGCAGAGCTTGAAAGTAGCTTGATGCGTCCTTAAATCCTGACAATTCCACAATCTTTTGGATGGTGCGGATGTACATGGCGGGTGTCACCACAGGATTGGACAAACCAAACTGTTGCATGATCTGCTCTTGCTTACCAGCGATCATGGTCAAACCTTGCATACGCTCACCCATATCGCCATTACCAAGGCCAATGTTGACATTGACATCCATGTTAGCGTCCCATGCGCGAGGATCGATCTGCACCCACTCATTACGCAAACGCACCATGCGTGGCTTGTCTTGGTGTGTGGTCATCAGGTACAGAATGCCCTTGAAGAGCTTCTTCATACCCTCGGCCATGATGCGAGCTTGCAGCTCAAGCCTTGAATTGCTGGCGCTGACTGTGGCGGCCACCGCCGCCTTGGTGGTGGACTGCAACGCATCAGGGTCTAAGCCCATCGCCGCCTTGCTCATGCCGGTTCGGTCTTCGCGCATCTGATCCATATAGTCAAGCATAGGGAATGCGGCCTGTCCAACAAATGGCGAGCTGAATGGCTGCACCATGCCTGGCGCTCTCATGCGGATAATTGCGCCAGTCTCGTTATTTAAAACGTCATCGATATTGACCTGACCCTCAACCACAGCAGTGCGTGGGTGGATGGACTGCGCCAGCGAATCAAGCGTATTACGCATGATCTCTGACTTGATCTCTTGGATGTCATGCGTGATGTCAAAAATCGACATCGCTTCCAAAGGTGAAGTATGTGGCTCGGGGTCGCAAGGGAAGTCCACAAATGGGATGTAGCTGGCGGGTAAGTTACGCACCATGGTGTATCCAGAACCCATGCAGCAAATTTTCCGCAATTCTGGGATGCCATCACCATCAAAGTCAACGCGCATATACGCTTCGATATACAAAACCCTGCGCTGCATGGGATTCAGACTGTCGCCTGCGCCCATGGTGGTACTCAAAGGCTGACGCGCCAAATACTCGTCATTGCTGTCTAAGTCGGTGCTGCTGATGTTTTCTTCAATTTCATCCTGGTCATAGCCCATACCGATCAGGTCAGAGACTGTCGCCATTTGGCGGTGGGCAATGATGCCGGCATCATCAAACGATCTCGCCCTGCGATCCAGCACCAACTCTTCGGGAGGTACGGCCATGATGCGGATACGGCCATCTTTGGTGTTGCGCTTGATCTGAACGTCATGCAACATTGGCTGCGGCATCTGCATGGGCAGGCCAGTGGATGGATCAACTTGTTGATACATCGCATCCATAGGAATCGATGGATCGGGATAGCTGACCACGATCTTGACCTCGGCATCCTCTTGCATCAGGATTTGCACAGTCTGGTCATCAAGGCCAGAATATTCTTCGATCTTGACCTCTTCGTTCTCTTCCCACCAATACTTGGCAATGCCGCACTTACGCACCAGCGAGTCCTTGAACAAGGCATAGGTGGTCATGAAACCATTGTTGTCGGCGCTGAATACATAGTTGGCGTAATCTGTCGCCTGCTGTGCGCCAGCCACATCCTCGGGTCCACGCGGTACATACTCCACCACATTCTCAGAGCTGAAGAAGACTTTCATCAGGCTGGGCAACATGGCGCTGACAGTGTCGCGCACCTCCATCGCCACCACCTGACTGCGGCCATCTTCCTCGTTGCCAAAGGGGTCGCCTCGGTAATACTCAGTACCCTTGGCGCGGATGGGTGACACATCAGAGTCGATGTAGCTAACAGCGTCCTCCAGTTCGCCAGAGACAATGCCCTGCAACTCGGTTTCATCCATTGGCTCAATTGCGCCAATGTCGGTAGTGATAGGTAATTCGCTCATTTTTTTGCCTTATTCCTTGCAGATATTGCTTTGGCCTTGGATCTTGCATCCTCTTTGCTGGACGCGCCCCACGCTTTCAAACTCAGCAGCAAGCGCGTTGGCTCGCCGTCTTTCATCTCTGGGCCTGCCATATTGCCCATTCTCGCAAGGAATGATGCCCTGCGCGGATTGTCTCCACTCTTGACAGGCGCTTTCAAATTCATGCCCTCGGCCTTGGCGCTGGCGCGTCCCTTTGCATTTAGGCCGCCACTTGGACTCTTTCCCTCTTTACGCTGCCATGCGGGTGTTTTCATATCTAAATTCCTTAAGAATCAAACCAATCAGATGCATATTTTGGCCTGTTCTTGCGTATCCAAGGCACTGCCTGCTGAGTCAGTTTGTTGCCATCTAAGCCAACAGTCTGGCTGCCAATGTGGTGGACATAGGACCGCGACAAATAATGGTGGAAACCCGCCGCACGCAAGTCTTCGCAATGCACATCATCTGAGTACCAATTCAGCGGTGGGAACTTCTGCACCTCCCACGCATCGCGGCCAATCCAACCAAAGATGGGACTAAGTACCTCCATCGGCACAATGGCGTCCTCATATGGGTATTTGAAGTAGTGCAGCTTCTGATCAAAGGGATTACTGCGAATGTTCTGCACTGGCCTTGCGGCATCGCATCGTGCAGCCACCCAACCCACTGGCTCGCCAGTTTCCTCTTTGAGCTGCGCCACATCCTCCATCAAATACTTGTAGCTGGTGGGGGTCAGCACAATGTCGTCATTGGCGCAGACAACAGAGTCAAATCCATCAGCAAAGGCGCGATCCATGACATCGTTGTAGGACTCACCAAACGTATCAGAAACACCAAAGACTTTTAGATCAGCGTCATAGCCGCCAATAATGGACTCTGGACCGCGCAAATAGACAGGCACTTCGGGACAATACTCGGCAATGCTTGTGAGCATCACCCGCAAACCTTTGCCGTGTACTGTGCTGATGCAAATCGGTGAGATCACTTCTTTGGCTTTGGCTTCTTGGCAGTCTTTGCAGCCAACTTGAAGTCAGCAGCAGACGGCGCGGCCTTGGAGCCAACCTTGTTCATCTTCTCGCCGCTGCCTTTGGCTATCCGAGCCTGTTTTGCATTAATGTTGGCATAAAGCCCTGGTTTAGTCGCCATTGTGTCCCCCAATCTTGATTGTGAGTAAGGACTCAGGCTCATGATCTGACGTTTCCTCATCCATTCCTCCATTCTCGCCGTCACCAGTGTTAGGACCACCAACCACCCATGCATCGCAAGTCCTGCTTGCGGCGCACTTGAAGTCGAATATCTCGCAGTAACCCAAGTCGGCCAGCTTGATCGTTCCCCATGGATCAGCATCATTGCCAATGCCGTCAGCAATGCACTGCTTCAACTTGTCAGATACATTGAACGCTGCACAGTTACCGCAACGGCTTTGCTTGGCATCATCCACTGTCACATCCCACTGGTCAGCTTTCTTTGACCAAAATTGAGTATTGGGCAATGCGGGATTCTCAGGGCCATAGGCTGCTGAAGTAATCGCCTTGGCGCGATTCTTCAGATTGAGCGTGATGTCCTGAGTAGGTGCAGGGCAGCTTGCGCCGCCATCCTGATAGCCAGGCTTTTGATCCATGGCCTGCGCCATGGTGCGTTGCATAGTAGCCATTATTTCATCGCTTTCTTAGGTTTCACACCAGCAGAACTCAAAGCAATAGCCAAGCCTTGCGCCTTGCTTTTTACTACTGGACCACCTTTGCCTGAGTGCAGCTTGCCAGCTTTGAACTCGTTGTAAACCTTAGAAATCTTTTTCTCGGTTTTGGTTTTCTTCATCATCGCAATTACTCCTTTAAAGAATTATCGAATTATGCAACCCTTGAGAGGTTTCTTTTCAACGGCTGACTCCACTTCGTGCTGGCCTTTGACCCCATCATGCCAATCACCGCATCAGATGCAAACGTCAAGCAAAACGCATCAGCCTTGTCAGGTGACGCCAATCCACGCTTCTTGATGTCGTCCTTGCTCTCAATCTGAATCTTGCCGTTGGAAGTAAACATATACCTGACAGTCGCCAACTCAGCCACCAACAGTTCATCTTTGGGCAAACGGCAATCCCTCTGCTCCAGCCACGCCTTGGCCTTGTACCAAAGCTCAGCCTTCAAATTCCTGTAAGTACCGCCCATGGCTGGGGACTCCGAGACATTGATGCCGCGTGCTGGAAGATTCAGCTCTTTCAACCGATCCACCACGCCAGCACCCAAGCCAATGGAGTCCACCAGTATCTCCTCTGGCCTGTCGCTTGGCGCCAAAGCCTCAAACTCAGCCACCACCGCACCAGTCAACTGCATCAAGTCCAGATTCTTCCAAGTCTTTATCGGCTCAATTACCGCGTTACCGCGCCTCTTGCACAGCGCAGACCGATCCGAGCCAAACCGCGCAACGTCCAATCCCCACACCAATGGCGCATAAGGACTTGCCTCAACATCCCGATTCATTGCCAAATCCAGCAACTCCATTGGGATGACAGTATCTTCATCGCTTCTCGGGAATTCACCCAAGACGCGGATGCGGTAGGCATTGGACTCCTCGCCGTACCTTGCTTTCATCTCTTCGATATACGCCTCAGATACTCGGGGAGAGTCGGCGCAGGACACGCGCATGGTCACCCAGTCACCCGCCAATCGATTATGGGTGTCGTAAAAGAAACCGCTGGAACGCACAGGGTTACCAAGCAACAGCGTCACGGCGTTGTGGCCGGACATCGAACCTGATGCCGCCTCAAACACCTTTTCGGGCACGCCTGACGCCTCGTCAGCCACCAGCATCACGTTGTCGCTGTGGACGCCTTGTAGCGCCTCGGGCTGCTCGGCGCGGCTTGTCCTGGCAGAGATGAACGCCTCTTCGTTGGCGTCTTTCACCTCGATGCGATCCTGCTTCACCTCCAACTGGTCATGCAGCATGGGTGGCAAAACCTTAACCCAACGCTTAACCTCCGCAAATAATGCATCGTACAACTGGCTGGATGTCGGCGCAGTCACCACCACCTTGACAGGGAAGCGCAGGAACAAGTACCAAATCATCGCCCAGGCACTGGCCGTGGACTTACCCACGCCGTGACCTGAACGTACGCTTATGCGGCGATTACCAGCGGCGATGTGGTTTAGGAACTCCACTTGCCACGCATCAGGCTCGGTGTTAAGCACCTCCTTGACAAACAGGACAGGGTTGTTCTTGTAGAGCTTGACGAATTCGACAAAAGGGTTGTTCACCACCAAATCATTCGAATTTTTTTTCGGGGGGCGCTTTTGCGCGGTGGGGGATAGGGGGGTGGGGTTCGTCATAACGATATGTGTTTAGGTGCAG